GAAGAAGATAAAGTTAAATAATGAATAAAGTGAGGTTTATATTATGTCAGAGTTTTTATGGGTCGAAAAGTACAGACCAAAACGAATTGAAGATTGTATTTTAACGGAAGAACTTAAAAATACATTTACACAATTCCTAAAACAAAAAGAAATACCTAATCTATTATTATCAGGTAGTGCTGGTACAGGTAAGACAACAGTCGCCAGAGCGTTATGTGAAGAATTACATTGTGATTATATTATCATAAATGGTTCAGATGAAGGTAGACAAATTGATACAGTAAGAAGTAAGATTAAGAACTTTGCTTCAACAGTATCTTTAACAGAAGACGCTAATCACAAAGTCATAATCATAGACGAGGCTGATTACATGAATGCCGAATCAGTACAACCTGCGTTAAGAAATTTTATTGAAACATTTTATAAGAACTGTAGATTTATATTTACTTGTAATTATAAGAATAAAATTATACCAGCGTTACATAGTCGTTGTACAGTAATAGACTTTAAGATTACTAATGGACAACGTGTAAAGACTGCTACAGCGTTCTTAAATCGCCTTGAGAGTGTCTTAAAAGAGGAAGATATAGAGTTTGATAAGAAAGTATTGGCAGAACTAATACAAAAATACTATCCAGACTTTAGAAGAACAATCAACGAACTACAAAGATATTCTGTAAGAGGTAAGATAGATAGTGGTATATTGTTTAGTCTATCAGAAGTCAATACAAAAGAGTTAGTAAAGTCTTTAAAAGACAAAAGATTTAATGATATGAGAAAGTGGGTTATACAAAACCTTGATAAAGAACCATCTCATTTGTTTAGAACAATATATGAAATTCTATATTCAAGTTTAGATTCAAAATCTATACCACAATCTGTATTAATTATTGCTGGATACCAATATAAATCTGCGTTTGTCGCTGATCAGGAAATAAATATGATTGCTTGTTTGACAGAAATCATGGCAAGTTGTAAATTTAAATAAGAGAATAGAATGGCAAAGAGAACATTATTTAGAAAGTTGATAGTAAAATTAAGAATGTTTTACGCTGATATACGAGGTCATCATGGTAAAAGATGGGATTATGAACCTGGCGATTGGTATATGGGCAGACACAATAAAAGAAAATAGAAAGTCAAGTTTATATTATGTATGAATTGAAAGATTATCTTAACGCAATTAATTTCACTAAAGAAAACCTATTAGATACAGACGATTTAACCTGGGAGAAGAAGTACCCTCCTTTCATTATTAATAAGTGTATATCAATGCATTATGACTGTATAGCTCAGGCAAATGAGATGAATGGCTATCACTTTTTAGACAAAAAAATACAATTTCACTTTTACATAAATAGTATTAGAAAACAGAAGCGATTTGGTGGCAAGTGGTTATCACAAGCCAAATTGAAGAATTTAGAGTATGTAAAAGAGTATTATGGATACAGTAATGAGAAAGCTAAACAGGCTCTCAACATACTAAAAGACGAACAAATTGAATTTATAAAAGATTCCTTAAATAAAGGTGGGAGAACAAAATGAGTGAAGAAACAATACAATGGTCGCCAGAGAGTATGTTAGAGGTTACGATTAAACAACCAGACGACTTCCTAAAGATCAGAGAAACATTGACACGTATCGGTGTCGCTAGTAGAAAAGATAAAACATTATATCAATCTTGTCATATCTTACATAAACAAGGTAAATATTTCATAACACATTTTAAAGAATTATTTGCGTTAGATGGTAAGAAAGCAACATTGACAGAGAATGATATTCAAAGAAGAAACACAATATCAATTCTTTTACAAGATTGGAACTTAATAGACATAGTGGAAAGATCACAAGCTGAAAACAAAGCACCATTATCTCAAATTAAAGTATTACCTTTTAAAGAAAAAAAAGAGTGGAATCTATCAGCTAAATATAATATTGGAAAAAAGATTGACGAGAATAAGGAAGAAGTAAAATTAGAGAATGAATAAATGTTGGTTCCAAAATTTAGAGAATATATAACAGAACAAGATATAGAACGTAAAAATAAACCTATTACGGTTGCTATTATTACGAAATCTAATCCTAATGTAAAAAAACAAAAAGCTGGTGAAACACCTAAAAAAGAACTTACTGTAGGTCTAATAGAAAAGGCTTGTAAGAAAAAAGGTTTTGAGTGTGTTATTATCAATACAAAAAATGCTATCATCACAGGAAAAGACGAAGATAAAAATACTTTAACTATCTATAATTATGATGGTAAAGATTCTGAACATACATTTGTAGGTAAAGATACAGTTTGTATCACAAGAGCAGGCTCAATTGAAGACGAAGCAGGATTATCTTTACTATCAGCCTTTCAAAATTCATCAGCATTTATGTTAAACACACGATCAGCTATGCTGACTTGTGATAATAAATTAACAACAGCATTATTGTTTGAGAAGTTTGGTATACCAACACCAAGAACAGCATTTGTATCAAATGAAAAAAACATAGAGGATGCTGTAAAATTAATTGGTAATAAATTTCCTATCATACTAAAAACACTTACTGGTACACAAGGTATTGGTGTTATTAAAATTGAAACTATGGACAGTTTAGTTTCTACAATTCAAGCATTATGGAAACACGATGCAGAAATATTAATACAAGAATATATGGAAGTTGATGGCGATATAAGAACTTTAGTTGTAGATAATAAAATCTTTGCGTCAACAAATAGAATAGCAGCTAAAGGTGAGTTTAGATCAAACACTCATAGAGGCGCTAAACCTAAACCTTATAAGTTAAGTGAAGAAGAACAAGAAGTCATTTTAAAGGCCGCTAGAGTCTCTAAAGCGTATCTTGTAGGGGTAGATCATATCATTTACAAGGGTAAACCTTATGTATTAGAAATCAATGGTAGTCCAGGCTCAGGTGCCGAATACGAAGGTTATCAATACAAAGATTATTATTCAGAACCAGAACCATCAGGAGCTATCGGTGGCGAAGAATTAATGTATGATATTATAGATTGGGTATCAAAAAGAAGTCGTTGGGATAGACAAGCAGCCGCTGAATGTGGTTGGTTAGAAACTATTGATTTAGATGAGGTGGGTAAAGTAAGAGTTAAGTTTGATACAGGTAATGGATCAAAGGCTTGTGCTTTACACGCAGATGAAATTTTAGAAGAAGGCAAAACTATTAAATGGAAGTATGATGGTAAAACTTTTAGTAAACCAAGACATGGTACAAGTAAAGTTTATAGAGCAAATGCTGATGGTGAAGAACCATCGGAAACAAGGCCAACTATATTAATGGATATTACTTTTAATGGATTTACTTACAAAGATATAGAAGTTGGTTTAGACGCTAGACCAAGATCAGGTTCAGATTTATTAGTCAATAGAGATTTAATGCGTCAAATGAATATTAGTGTCAACCCTAATAGAACATTTGTATTAAGTAAACGATTAAGACCGGTTGAAAAAGAGGGCAAACAAGATAAAGTTGGCTTTGAGAAAGATTAACATTGACATTTAAGTCAATGTGTGTTATATTATAAACAACTAAGGAGATATTATGCAAGAAGTGAAGTTATTAAGGCTCGCCACAGGCGAAGATGTAATTGCTAAAGTAGGCGAAAACGATCAAGGTGTAAGTTTACATAAACCATTTGTAATCATACCACAACAATCAGCACCAGGACAACCAATACAATTGATGATGTCATTGTATAATGCTTTTGGTAAAAGTGATACAGTCACTGTTAGTAAAGATAAAGTTGTTTTTATAACAGATCCCAAAGATGAAATTCTAAAATCGTATGAACAAAATACAAGTAGAATTATATCTGCTAAACCAGGATTAATTACAGAAAACTCAATACCTAAGTTATAATGATTAAGGTTTACTTCAAACGAGGACTGGAAACCATTCCAGTCCAAGTTGACGAAGGTGTAACTATTATGGAAGCTGCTAGAGATTATGGTAGTCTTCCAGAGGTTCCTGGTGATTGTGGTGGGTGTTGTGCTTGTGCTACTTGCCACATTAAGATAGATAAAACTTGGATAAGTAAGATTGGTAAATTGAATGAGAGCAGCTTTGAAGGCACTCTTATTGAATACGAAAAAAACTATGATCCGAACTTTAGCAGATTAGGCTGTCAAATTCAATTAAGCAAAGAGCATGATGGTTTGATTGTACATTTACTTGACAATCATAAGATTTAGTGTTATAATAAATTATGAACTTTTATAAAAACGTTATTGAACATAGAGGTAAGTTACTTGTTCGTGGTATCCACGAGGGTAAAGAATATAAAAATAAGATAGACTTTCAACCAACACTATATGGTATTTCACAAGATAAAACAGAATTCAAAACACTAAAAGGTCAACATCTCAAACCAATTACATTTGGTAGTATTTCAAAAGCAAGAGAGTTTAAAAAAAGTTATAATACAGGTAACTCACCATTGTATGGTATGGACCGTTATCAATATCAATATATCGCAAATGAATATCCAGAAGATATGCAATTTGATAAAGACCAAATTAAAATATTTACAGTTGATATAGAATGTAGTGCTGAAAATGGTTTTCCTGATATAGAAAACCCAACAGAAGAACTATTAGCAATCACAGTTAAAAATCAATCTAACAAACAAATTATAACCTGGGGTACAGGTGAGTTTAAAACAGATAGACCAGATATAACTTATATAAGATGTAAGTCAGAAAAGTCTTTGATTATGGAGTTTATGAAATTCTGGATTAAGAACTATCCAGATGTAATTACTGGTTGGAATACAAAATTTTTTGATATACCTTATCTATTCAATCGTATTAGAAACCTAGTAGATGAAAAGGTATTAAAAAGATTTTCACCTTGGAATTTAGTTGAAAGAGAAACCATTGTTGTAAGAGGTAGACCTCAAACTCATTACAATATATTTGGTATCTCTATGTTAGATTATCTGGACCTATATCAAAAATTTATTCCAACAAAACAGGAAAGTTATAAACTTGATTATATTGGTAAAGTAGAACTTGGTAAGGGTAAAGATGAAATGCCATATGATACGTTTAGAGAATGGTATACAAAAGACTTTCAATCATTTATAGATTATAATATACAAGACGTTGAAATTGTCGATGGGTTAGAAGATAAACTAAAACTAATTGAACTAGTCTTAACTATGGCGTATGAAGCTAAAGTAAATTATACAGATGTATTTTCACAAGTAAGAATGTGGGATATGTTGATTTACAATTACTTGAAAAAAGACAATATAATGATTCCTCCTAAAGAAGATAATATTAAAGAAGACAAGTACGATGGCGCTTATGTAAAAGACCCAATCACAGGTATGCATAATTGGATTGTATCATTTGATATTAACTCACTATATCCACATTTAATTATGCAATATAATATCTCACCAGAAAAAATCATTGGTGTAAAATCATCAGGTATTTCAGTTGATAAATTGTTAAATCATGCGACACCGTTGACACATTTAAAAACTGAAGGTGCCTGTATTACACCAAATGGTGCTATGTTTAAAACAGATAGTCCAGGTTTCTTACCTAGGCTTATGGAAAGTATGTATAACGATAGAGTTAAATTTAAGACTTTAGAGTTTCAAGCAAAACAAGAATATCAAAAGACAAAAGATAAAAGTTTATTAAAAGAAATATCTCGTTGTCATAATATACAATGGTCAAAGAAGATTGCTCTTAACTCGGCTTATGGTGCGATAGGTAATCAATACTTTAGATATTATGATGTAAGACAAGCAACTGCTATTACCTCATCTGGTCAATTTGTAATTAGATTTATTGAAAAGAATGTAAATGAGTATATGAATAAAATATTAAAGACACATGATAAGGTTGATTATATTGTTGCGTCAGATACAGATTCAATTTATCTTACGTTAGACAAATTGGTACAAGCAACGTGTAAAGATAAATCAAAAGCTGATACGTTAAAGTTTTTAAACAAAGTTGTTAGTAGTAGAATAGAACCTTTTATAGATAAGTGTTTTGATGATCTTGCGGAATATACAAATGCCATTAAACAAAAAATGGTTATGAAAAGAGAAGTAATAGCTGACAAAGGTATATGGACTGCGAAAAAAAGATATATGTTAAATGTATTAGACGAAGAAGGTATTACTTTTGATGAACCTAAACTAAAGATTATGGGTATTGAAGCTGTGAAGTCATCTACGCCTGAAGTTTGTAGAGGTAATATTAAACAAGCAATTAAACTTATAATGACAAAAGGTGAAGACGAACTACAAGCGTTTGTTACCAATTTTAAAAAAGAGTTTTATCAAATGTCAGCTGAACAAATATCTTTTCCTAGGTCTTGTAACAATTTAAGAAAATATAAAGATAGTAATAGTATCTTTATTAAAGGTACACCTATTCATGTTAAAGGTGCTTTGATATATAATCATCAACTAAAACAATTTAAGTTACATAAAAAGTATCCTTTAATACAAGAAGGTGATAAGATTAAATTTTTAAAATTGAAAGAAGCTAACCCATTTAAATTTGATGTAGTAAGTTATGTAACAAAATTACCAAGTGAATTTAAATTACAAGAATATATTGATTATGATACAATGTTTCAAAAAACATTTTTAGACCCTATGAGTTTTATATTAAACTCTATTGGTTGGACATATGAAAAGAAAGCAAGTTTAGAGGCATTTTTTGAATAGTCTTTTTATATCATTGATTTGTATTCATTGGGGTTTTGCCACAGGTAGTTTACTTGCTATGAAAACAGAATGGTCTATACCTAGATTTTTAATAATAATACTATTGATTAGATACTTTTTTTTAACTTATGGAATTTAATACAAACAAAAAACATGGAGTAATATATGCTGATCCCCCGTGGACGTTTAAAACGTATAGTAATAAAGGCAAGGACAAAAGCCCTGAGAAACATTATAGTTGCATGTCTTTGTCTGACATTATTCGGTTACCTGTTGGTGACCTTGCTAAGGACGATGCAGTCCTTTTAATGTGGGTTGTTGATCCCTTGTTAGACAAAGCATTTGAAGTAATCAATGCGTGGGGTTTCAAGTATAAGACAGTAGGTTTTACTTGGGCAAAAACGAATCGTGTTAAAATGGGTTTCTTTACAGGTCTAGGTTATTGGACTAGAGGTAATCCAGAAATGTGTTTACTCGCTACAAGGGGTAAACCTAAACGGCTAAATAAAAGTATACCACAATTAGTTGTGGACCAAAGACGAGAACACAGTAGAAAACCAGATATAGTATATGACCATATTGAGAAGATGTTAGATGGTCCATATATTGAACTCTTTGCTCGTAGAAAACGAGATGGTTGGAATAGTTGGGGTAATGAAGTATGATTTGGGACTTGACATTATCTCTATTATATGTTATATTAGTGTATAGTTTTATCATGTGGTTATTAATAAAGTGGAACAATGAACAATTATAAAAGATATACATTAAAAGATACATTAGATATTGAGAAGAAAGCATTATTTAATGTACTATCAACTTTCGCTGGTGGCGGTGGTTCATCAACTGGTTATAGATTGGCTGGTGGTAAGATACTTGCTGTCAATGAGTTTGTACCAGAAGCTCAAAACACATATAAAGAAAATTATCCAGACACACTTATAATTCCAGGTGATATTAAAAAGTTAACAGGTAAAGACTTTTTAGAAAAAATTAATTTAAAACCAGGTGAACTAGATTTACTAGATGGTTCGCCACCATGTTCGGCGTTTAGTATGGCTGGTTCGGTATCTCATGGTGGAGGTAATACTCATGCAGATGCTTTTGGTAAAACAAAAAAATATAGTGATATTGAAGGTGTAAGTAATGTAGAAGATTTATTTTTTGAATTTTTGAGAATAGCAAAAGAAATTAAACCAAAAGTAATTATTGGTGAAAATGTTGAAGGTCTAACAATGGGTGAAGCCAAAGAGTATTTTCATAAGATACAAAATACATTTGAAGATATAGGATACCTAGTTGTTGCTGATGTTTTAAATGCAAGTTATTTTGGTGTACCTCAATCTCGTAAAAGATGTTTCTTTATTGGAGTAAGAGAAGATGTTGCTGATAAGATTGGTTTAAATTTTATGACTATGTATCAATTATATCCTGAAAAGAATGAAACACAAACTTTATTAGGTGAAGCAATAAATGATATAGTAAATGAAGATAAAGAAGAACTAGAGTATTTGTTTGATAAGATTAGTCCTGAAAGAGCTGTTGGTAAAACATTAATGAAAATGCCAAAGGATCCTGACAAAGTATTAACAGGTATGGACTATCATGCTAAAGGTCATCACTTTAATTTAAAGAGAAGTAGTTTAAGAAAACCTTGTCCAACAATTACAGCAATGGGTAATCTTGCCGGTATTGCTGGTACTTGTCACCCATTAGAAGATAGAAAGTTTACTATCAAAGAACTAAAAAGAATTATGTCTTTACCAGAAGACTTTAAATTAACAGGTGAACATAAACAAAGATCAGAACGAATTGGTAGAATGGTACCACCGTTAATGATGAAAGCACTTGCTGAAAGTGTTTATAATAAAGTATTGAAACCATATAAGGAGATAGATAATGACTAAATTTACATTTGCGACATCAGAAGAAGGTTTTGACAATCACATTGATAAATCAATTCGTGGTTATAGTCACTTATGGAGTGATATACTTACACTTTCAAAATACTTTGTTGAAGACTATACACAAGTTGTTGATATAGGTTGTTCAACAGGTAAGTTATTAAAAGGTATGATAGAACAAAATAATCCACACATACCAAATGCACAATACACAGGTATAGAAATTGAAGAAGATTTTTATGGTGATTATACTTTTGATGAAGATAAGATAGAAAATTTAAGTTATTACAAAGGTGATGTAAGAGATTATAATTTTCAAAACTGTTCATTAGTAACTTCTATATTTACTTTACAGTTTATGTCACCAAAAGATAGACAAGAGGTAATCAATAAAATATACAGTGGTCTAAATACAGGTGGCGCATTTATCTTTAGTGAAAAAACTTTTAGTTGCAATCCTAGAATACAAGATATGATGACCTTTACTTTCTACGATTATAAAAGAAAAAACTTTAATGATAAAGAAATACTAGATAAAGAAGTACAGTTAAGACATATGATGAAATTAAATACAAAGACAGAGTTATATGGAATGTTAGATAATGCTGGGTTTGAAGTACATAACTTCTGGCAGAACTTTAATTTCATGGGAGCTATTGCTTTGAAGAAATAAATATGGTAATGGCAATTACTGAACAATCATATAAAGACCTAAAGGAATATTGGGACTATCAGAGAAAGATAGAATACAATAAAGAGATTGTTCACTATATGGCTGAGAAGTTTGAGGGAAGAGTTTATAATGATTTTGGTATGGTTAACATTGAAGAAATGAAAAATTTGTTATGGACAAGAGTAAAGTCTGAGGATTATGAGGAACCTAAAAAAGGTTATGTTCCTGCTGATCCAAAGTTAAGATTTGAATGGGAAGGCAAAGCACACTTACCAACTCATCTATTACCTTATGATAAAGACCTCGAAAACTAGACTTGACAAATAGATATAAGTATGATATATTATAACACAATTAAGGAGATTGAATATGAGTAATTTTTTAAAAGATATAATTAAAGAAACTGGTAATGAGTATGCCGGTTTAGTAAGTGATGGTATTGATAGCGCTGATGTGACAAGTTTCATTGATACAGGCTCGTATTCATTTAACGCATTATTATCTGGTAGTATCTATGGTGGTATGCCAGGAAACAAAATTACAGCAATCGCTGGTGAAGCAGCAACAGGTAAAACATTTTTTGCATTAGGTATTTGTAAAGCATTTTTAGATAAGGATCCTGACGCAGGTATTATCTACTTTGAATCAGAAAGTGCTATCTCAAAACAAATGATTGAGAGTAGAGGTATTGATTCTAAAAGAATGGTTATTGTACCAGTTGCCACAGTACAAGAATTTAGAAATCAATCTATAAAGATTTTAGACAAGTACATTGAACAAGCAGAGAAGACTAGAAAACCTTTGATGTTTGTACTAGACAGTTTAGGTATGTTATCAACTACAAAAGAAATGGAAGATACTGCCGCTGGTAAAGAAACAAGAGATATGACTAGATCACAAATAGTCAAATCAACATTTAGAGTATTAACATTGAAACTTGGTAAAGCAAATATACCAATGATTATGACTAACCACACTTATGATGTTATAGGTTCAATGTTCCCTCAAAAAGAAATGGGCGGCGGTAGTGGTTTAAAATACGCAGCCTCATCAATCATCTATCTTGGTAAACGAAAAGACAAAGAAGGTACCGAGGTTGTTGGAAACATTATACATTGTAAAAATTTTAAATCTAGGTTAACAAAAGAAAACGCACAAATAGATGTAAAACTTACTTACAAAAAAGGTTTAGACAAATATTATGGTCTTATTGAACTTGCTGAAGAAGCTGGTATCTTTAAGAAAGTATCTACAAGATATGAAATGCCAGATGGTTCTAAAGTTTTTGGTAAGAACATCAATGATGACCCAGAAAAGTATTTTACAAAAGATGTATTAGACAAAATAGATGAACAAGCAAAACGAAAATTCCAATACGGATCAGACGAAGCAGAAGACTAAAAGATACGCCTTTGCTCAAAGAAAGGGTGAAGACTTTAGTTGTATTAAAATAATGGAAGGTGAGTACGAAGGTATCATCTATAAATACAACAATATCAAATTTTCTGAAACGGAAAATGAACAAGGTGAGATACCATTAAAGTTTACATACGACATAATGGTTAATCCATCTAAAAAAGATATAGAATCAGTAGAGTTTAGAAATTACATTGGTGATATATTAATTGAGTGTGTTGAAGAACAATTACAGAATGGGACTTTGAAAATTGATGAATAACGAGAGAATAGAAAATACAATATTAACTAATCTTTTTTATAATGAAAATTATACAAGAAAGACTTTACCTTTTATCAAGCCATATTACTTTTCTAAAAAAGATGAAAGAGAATTGTATGCTGAAGTAGAAAAGTTTGTTACAAAGTATAAGAACTTACCTACTAAAGAAGCAATCTTAATCGAACTTAATAATCGAAAAGATTTAAACGAAGAAGAATATAAAGGTATCAAAGATTTAGTTAGTGCTATTTCTTATGAAGAAGTTGATCTACAATGGTTATTAGATACTACAGAAAAGTTTTGTAAAGATAGAGCAGTACACAACGCTGTACTTGATGGTATTAAGATATTAGATAATAAAGACAAAACAAGAACACCAGAAGCGATACCTAGTATTCTTGCTGATGCGTTGGCTGTTTCATTTGATAATCATGTTGGGCATGATTACATTGAAGATGCGAAAGCAAGATTTGATTGGTACCATACTAAAGAAAAACGTTATCCATTTGATTTAAGTTTCTTTAATAGAATTACAAAAGGTGGTGTTCCAAGTAAAACACTAAACATCGCTCTTGCTGGTACAGGTGTTGGTAAATCATTATTCATGTGTCATTGTGCTTCTTCATTTTTAACTCAAGGTCAAAATGTTTTATATATCACACTTGAAATGGCTGAAGAAAGAATTGCTGAAAGAATAGACGCAAACTTATTTGATGTAACGATTGATGACTTACATGCCATGCCAAAAGATTTATATGATAGTAAGTTGAGTAAACTAGAAAGTAAAACAAAAGGTAAACTAATCATTAAAGAATATCCTACTGCGTCAGCACATAGTGGCCACTTTAGAAGTTTACTTAATGAATTATCTTTAAAGAAATCATTTAAACCACAAGTTATCTTTATTGACTATCTAAACATTTGTGCGTCAAGTAGATTTAAAGGTGGTAACATATCATCATACTTTTACGTTAAAGCAATCGCTGAAGAATTAAGAGGTTTGGCTGTTGAGTTTGATGTACCAATCTTTAGTGCAACACAAACAACAAGAACAGGTTTCGTAAGTACAGATATTGGTTTAGAAGATACATCAGAATCATTTGGTTTACCAGCGACTGCTGACTTTATGTTTGCGTTAATGTCTAATGAAGAACTTGAATCACTAGGTCAAATGAAAGTAAAACAATTAAAGAATAGATACAACGACCCATCAATGAATCGTTCTTTTATTGTAGGTATAGACAAAAGTAAAATGAGATTATATGATGTAGAAAATACGGCGCAGAATATAGTAGATAGTAACCAAACAAAAGAAAAAGAAAACTATCCAACACCAGAACAAAGTTATGATAAGTTTTCTGATTTTAAATTATAGGAGAAACAATGGCAAAATTTGTAGTATTTACAAATGCGAATCCACCTTTTGAAGGAACGGATATAGTTATTAATGTTGATAATATTGTTAGCATTTACAGAGACCTAACAAAAGAAAATAAAGTAGCACTATGGTCAAAAGAAAACTTTTGGCATATAGAAGAAGATTTTAATACTGTTATGGAAAAAATAGGATTAGATTATAAAGAAAAAACAAAAGAACCTGAAAAAAAGGAGATTAACTAATGATTGAAAATAGTTTATTTACAATTCCAATGTGGTCTATACCAACTTTAAATTTTAAAAAGAAAAAACCACAATTAGAAAAATTATGTAAAGCATTTCCTGAAAGAAAACATGGTCTACAAACTTTTTCTACAAATAGACAAAAAGATAGATCAGGTTTTGCTGATGCTTTTAATAATATTATGGCTGAAGAATTAGGCATGTTATCTCAGAAATTAAAAAAAGATATTCATCTACAAGACATATGGTCAGTATCATATAAAAAGGGTGACTATCATACTCCACACGATCATGGATCAATAGGGTTAGCTGGCATACTGTATTTAAATATGCCTAAAGATGGAGCAGTAACACAATATATACAACCTTGGAATGATTGGTACAGTGATAGAACAATATATTATCCATTAAAAGTTAATGAAGGTGATATAGTTATTACACCAAAATTTGTTAGACACTTTACAGAACCTCATAAGTCAAAACAAATTAAAAGAGTAATTAGTTGGGATATGAATATACTTTAATGGCTAAAAAACAAAAAGTAAGATTTCATAAAGGCGACAAACGGCCAGGTAATCAAATGTTAACGGATTTACATTACCGTAAAAGAATGAAAAAGAAAGACGGTGATATAATCTGGCAGGTGTTAGAGTACCCAAATAAGAAGATTGTGGCTGAATATTTCTTTGAAGAAGACGCTCATAAACTGGTAAAGTTTCAAAATAAAAATAAAACATGGAATTTAGAGGGTGGTATCCCTAAATTTCTTTATATTTCTTTATAAAATAACCCTTGACTTTCCTACATAAATAGTATATAATATAAATATAATCAATTGATTTATATGGAAAAAGTGTATTTATTTA